TCGGCGCGGTGACGGTCGATGAGCTGCGGAAGCGCGACGGACTGCCCGAGTGGGGCGCGGCTCGAGGCGGCAACGCCAAGGCAAAGCGCGTCGATATGTTCGCCGCTGCGCCGATGGCCGCGCCGATGGATGCGCCCGCGACTGCAGCGCCCGAGGCTGTCGCCGACACCGCGTTGAACGGGGCTCAGATTGCCAGCCTTATCGAGCTGCTGGCGGCTGTCACCGCTGGCACGATGGCTCCCGCTGCGGCTGTCGTCGCTATCCGCAAGAGTTTTCCGACCATCGCCGAGGCCGAGGCGATCCAGATGGTCGAGGCGCAGTCCGCGCTACAGCCACCGACGCCCACGGATGGCGCTGCGCCCACCGAGGCCGCGCCAGTCATCCAGGCAGCGCGCCGCGCCGAGCCCGAGTCGGGCCAGACATGGACAGACACCGAGGATGGCCACCGCCTCGAGGTAGTCGCCGTCGATGACAGCGCGGTGTGGTTCCGCGACCTAGATGGTCCGAACCCGCGGCGTCAATGGCGCTGGGCGCGCAAGACCTTTATGGAGCGCGCCGCGCCCGTCGAGGCCGCGCCCGCCGAGCCCGTCGTGGTGGCGTCTGCGCCCGCTGGGCAGCTAGCAGCGGCCCCGTCGCAGACTACCTATGCGTCCGGAGGTGCGCCCCCGGAGCGCCCTTTACGCCGGCCGTGGGAGCTGGTGGAGAGCCAGACCGAGGCGGACAGCTAGGCTACTCCGACCTGTGGGCGCTCAGCGATGACGACCGTTCGCAAGCCCTAGAGACCATCGGTGTCCCGCAGCAAGTCAGTGCGGCCGGCGTCATCGACGCGGTGCCGATTGCATCAAGCTGGCTCGACTCGCTGGCCGGCGCTATCGAGCGCGACGACTTGGCCGGATGGGGTGAGCGCATCGCCTCCGATGAGGACTTCACGGCGCTGCTGTATGAGACGCTGATGAAGGGCGACATGGGCGGACAGCTATTCGTCCGCACCGTCGAGGTGCCCGAGTCCCTGCCGCGCAAGGCATCGCTGGCTGTCGCGCGCATCGATCCCGAAGCGTTCTTCAATCTGCCTTTTGAGGAAGCGATTGCGTCCTTCCGCGAACGACGGCTCATCAGCCCTGCCGAGTATCGACGCCTGAGCGATGCCGCCAAAGCCCGCGCGTTCTCCGTGTCGCGGATGACGTCGGACGAACTTGTGCGGCGCGTGCAGGAGATTTTGCAACGAGAGCTAGAGAGCGGCGCGAGCCTGCAGTCGTTCGTCGATCAGGTGCGCGATGGCGAGGTGGACCTCGGCATTACGGCGACGTCGCCGAGCTACCTAGAGAACATTTTTAGGACGAACACACAAAGCGCCTACGGCGCAGGGCGCTTGCGCCAGATGACGGATCCCGTCGTCGTCGCTGCGCGTCCATACGTCGAGTACCGCACCGCGCAGGACAACCGCGTTCGTCCGAGTCACGCGGCGTTGAACCGAGTCGTGTTCCGTCAGGATGATCCAGGGTGGACTAGGTACAATCCTCCGCTTGGTTTCCGCTGTAGGTGCACGATAGTCACTCGACGCGCAGAACAAGTGGATTTGACCCGAGTGGTTGACTCTGCAACACTTGATATTCAGCCGGATCCTGGTTTCGGGAATCCACGCTAGGACATACATGCCCCACCTTGAAGCGTTCGCTCTCAAGGCAACCGGCAAGACCAAGACTCTAGCGGCTCCGGTGCAAACTGTGATGCTGGCTGCGCCCACGGTTGGTGTCGGCCGGCATGTCGGGCTGACCGGCGGAGATCCCGAGAAGCGCACTACGTGGATCCACGTGGCGATGGATGGCGAATGGGAAGGCCATCCGAGCGGCGCGTTCTCGCTGGATCGCAAGAGCTTCGCTCAATGCATCGCGGCTCTGCGTGCCTGTAAGACGCCGCCTCCCGTGGACTACGACCACGCGAGTCTGCGCCCGCTCGACGGCCAGCCTACGCCGGCCGCTGGATACGTGCTCGATCTGGCGCTGCGGGATGATGGCTTGTGGGCGCTGGTGGAGCTGACGCAGCGTGCCGCCGATATGGTGCGCGGTGGAGAGTACCGGTTCTGCTCGGGCGTCTTCGTGTGGGACGCGGCAGACCGTGAGACTGGCGAACCCATCCCCTGTCAGCTCGATTCCATCGGACTGACCAACAAGCCGTTCATTGACGGCCAGCACGCGATCCGGCTGAGCCGTCGCGCACTAGGAGCAGCGAGCATGGATATCGACAAGAAGGATCTGATGGGCAAGATCGACGCGCTCGCGTCGGGGGCCACCATCTCGGCCAAGCAGCTCGAGGCGCTGGTCGAGTTCATCAAGGCGTCGGCCGAGGAGATGCCCGAGGTCGAGGTTGAGATCGAGGCTCCGGAGGGCGAGGAGAAGCCCGAGGGCGAGATGGCCGAGATGGCGTGCAAGCCTGACTCTAAGGCTGCCAGTCGCTCGCAGGCCAGCCTTGCCGCTGCGCCGCCCGCGATGCCGTCCGCTCCGATGGCTGTCCCCGCTGTCATGCCCGAGGCCGCCGAGGTTGTCGCCGAGGCTGAGAGCGGCGCTGAGTCTTCGCAGGACGCGGCGGCGATGCTGCTCACGAAGCTCGCCGAGCTGACGGGGCTCGATAACGCCTCGCTCATGGCGAGCCTCGATGCGAACTCGGAGCAGATCGTCGCGGCCTTCCAGGGCGCGAATGGCGGCGCGATGCCGTACTCGGCGCTGTCGGCCAAGGCCACCGCGCAGGAGGCAGTCATTGCCGAGCTGACGCGCGAGGTCGGGGCGTATCGCTCCGAGCAGGCCAAGCGTGCCGACGCGGAGCTAGTGGCCGAGGTCGAGGCGCACATCGCGGCGGGGCGCATCCTGCCTGGTAGTCGCGAGAGTTTCGTTGCACTCGCGCGCAAGGCGCCCGCCGAGTTCCGCGCGTTGGCGAAGTCGCTGCCGGTGCGTGTGCCGCTGGCGAAGGAAGCGCCCGTGGTGGCGCCCACCTCGTCTTCCTCGAGCCTGGCTGCGGCCAATATCGACGCTTCGCACCCGCGCTACGTCGAGCTTCACAAGGCGTACAGCGATCCGAGCAATCCGTACGCTCGCACGTTCCCGACCGACGCATCGGCCCGCGCCGAGACGATCGATCGGCTAGTCCGCAACCACCTTCGACGCGAACAGCCGATCACCGGCTGAGGAGATACGACATGCCCCTGAGTGCAGACAAGACCCGCGCTAGCCGCGGCCTCCACAACAAGCGAGTCGAGGCGTTCTCGATCCGCACCTCGCAGACGCTTTACATCGGCTCGCTGGCGGCGTTCACCACGCTCGGCCGCGTGCAGGCTGCGGCCGCCGCGACGAACCTCCGGCCCGCTGGCGTGGTCGAGGAGATCATCAACGAGAGCGGCGTGAGCATCTCGGCTGCTACCGGCAACGCCGCTGGTACCGTGCGCGCGAAGATCGCGTGGGGCCACGAAGTGTTCGTGGACATCCGCACGGCCGCGCGGACGTTCATCAACCTCGGACGGAACGTCTTCATCTTCGATGACGACGCGGTCACGGATACCACCGCTGCCGGCACTGCTGCCGTCCGCGTGAGCATCGGCAGCCTCACCGAAATCAACGCGGGCAAGACTCAGGGCTGGCTGGCCCTCCGCGTGTACGGCGACACCAACGCGGTCTGATCCGCACACGACGAAAGAAGGAACACCATGCCCGCCTTGACTGGACAGCTCAGCCATGTCGCAGCGAACACCGAGTTCGCCGCGATGGCCTCCGACATCTTCAACCGCAAGACCGATTCGGTCTGGACGCAGCTCGCGAAGGTGATGCCGTGTCCCGGTGCGTACCTCGAGCTTGATGCGGTGGGCCCCTCGCCCGCTGTGTCGAAGATGCTCGGGAGTCGCCCGTTCTCCTCGCTCCGCGCATACGCCAAGCCGACGCCCGTCGTTGAGTATTCGGCGGACGGCCTCGAGCTTCCGCGCGTCACCGTCGAGGGCGACAAGAGCGGCATCGTCCGCGCTCGTCTCGCCGACTACCTCGCGAGCGTCGCCGACTTCTTTGAGAAGCCGGTGATCGATCTCCTGCTGTCGAACCCGATCGGCATCGACGGCGTGTCGCTGCTCAACACGGCGCACCCCTTCGGCAACGCGGGCGCCACGTGGAACAACAAGCCGACTGCGGCGCTCGACCAGTCCTCGCTCGAGACTGGCATCGTGGCGATGCGCGGCCTGCGGTTTGAGAACGGCGAGCCCGCGGGGTTCTTCCCCACGCACCTCGTCGTCGGCCCTGCGAACGAGCGTGAGGCGCTGGACCTGACGGGTGCGGATCGCCTCGTCGCGTACAGCAACGCGGGCGTGCCGGATGCGACTGCCTCGGTAGTCGCGGCGGCTTCGCTCCGCAACTGGATCGGCGGCCGTCTTCAGGTGATCGTCATCGATCGCTTCGCGAACGGCACCAACGACAACGACTGGTACCTGATGGACCTGTCGAAGCCGAACGTGCGCCCGCTCGCGGTGGGCCAGCAGATCGCGCCCTCGGGCGTCGTCGTCGATGACCCCGCCGCCGAGCCGATGGTGTACCGCGCCGCGTATCAGTACTACGTGAGCGCGACTGCGGCGCTGACGGGATACGCTCCGCAGTGCATCTACGGCCGCAACGCCTGAGTGTGACTGCCGGGAGGGTCGCGGGTGACTGCGGCTCTCCCGGCGTCAGGCCAATGAAGGAGGATGAAAATGGATCGTAGTTTGGGCAGCCTGTATTCGCCGATTCCGAAGAACCACATCAAGTACGAGGGCTCGGTGTACGAGCACCGCGTGCGCCCTCGCGATGAGAAGCGCGTGCTTGTCGAAGTCGATGTGTTCCCGTCGAACGGCACCGGCATCGGCGGCCAGCACGTGAAGCAGGGCAAGCACCGCGTGGTGCTGTATCAGAGCGATCTTGAGGATCTCGAGGCAGCGACGGCTAGCCCTCAGCAGATCCGCGATTGGGACGATGCGGTGGCGTCCTATGAGGCACAGCGCGAGCGGTGGGTCGTGGGCGCAGTCGGAAAGAACGACAGCTCCGAGCAGTACCGCATCAAGCGCGAGCGCGCCCTTGCTCAGTACGGCGACACGACTCCGAGCCTGGAGTTCTGCCGCAAGCATCCGCTCGGGCGTCCTCCGGTGACGTCGTGGCGTGTCCTCGCCGAGAACCTCGATGCGCCCGACACGGACAGCAACCGAGAGAGCAAGCGCCTCGAGCACCTGATCGGCCAGCTCGTGGACGGGCTCGGCAAGGCTGTCTCGCAGAAGCAGACCGGCCGGAACGGCGGCTGACCGTGGCGTGGGTCGATGTCGACTATCTGAACAGGATGATCGGCACCGCCGCGCGCACGGCGCTCGGGCTGACGGGCGGAACGTTCAATCACTACGAGGCGGCCGCTCGTGGGACGGTGCTATCGGCGATGCAGTATGCGGGCTACAGCAGCCCTGGTACTAGCGTCGATCACCTAAGCCCCACGGGCGGCTTCCTTGCTCAGCTCTGCGCCCAGGTGATGGTGCGAGACGCCTATCAGTACCGCAAGGGCGTGCGCCTGCCGTTCGATCCGTCTGGCACCATCAGCGAGTCGCTAATGCGGCTCGACGCCATCTACAACAAGAAGCTTCCGATCCCTGGGCTGACTCCCGACTTGCTCGGCGGATACGGCGGAAACGAGTCCTCCTCGCCCGTGGGCACCAACGCGCGCCCGACGTATTTCGGCCCCGGCAAGCTGAGCGGGTTCTGATGGGCCTCGAGGTGCGCGGCGTTGACGAGCTGAAAGCCAAGCTCGACGCGGTGGCGGCTCGCGCTCGCGACCTGACGCCCGTCCTGACCGTTGCAGCCCAGGATACGCGCACGCTCATTGACGACTCGTTTGCGGGCAGCACGACGCCCGAAAACAGGCCGTGGGCTCCGTTGGCCGACAGCACCGTGGCGCGTCGTCGTCAGGGCAGCAGCGTGCCTCTCGTGGACACGGCGAACCTGCGGAACAGCATCACGGCATATGGGCGAGGAACGTCGTTGAAGTTCGGCAGCTCGGCTCCGTATGCGGCACCTCATCAGTTCGGTTTCGCGCGCTCGGGCCAGCTCAAGCGACGCAGCTATAGGCTAGGCGTCAAGCGCGAGGCTGGCACTCCGTGGACGACGCGCGTGCCGGCGCGGCCGTTCCTGCCTGTCGCTGGCGGCGGCGCGGCTGGGTACTCGCTGATGACGCAAGGCAACGCGGGCGCGCATTGGACGTATGTCCGCAACGCCGTCCGCACGTACATCGCCACCGGTCGGGTGACCTGAGATGGCGTACATCGCGGCAGGCCCGATTCAGACGCGCGTGCGCCAGGTGCTGGAGCAGGCCGCAGGTTCGCTGCGGACTATTTCTGCGGGCTCGTACATCGGCGGGTTTCCCGAGGGCGACGACGATATGGAGGGCGCCCGCGCCGCCGTGGAAGGAGCCCGCGTCGAGGCGCGCGTGCTGTCGGTGCGTCGCTCGCCTGCGAGCCCCCCCATCATCGGCAACGTGTCGCTGTATGAACTGCGATGGCGCATCAAGGTGCAACGGCTGCTCGACCGCACGACGCAAATCGACGATGCCATTCGCGATGCCGTCAAGGCGCTTGCATTCCGTGACGCCGATGTGCTGTGTCAGGCGCTTGGGTATCCTGGCAATCTCAATACGACGACGGCGGGAACGGCGACCGGAATCGTCTCCGGGATGCTAAGCTACGTCGAAAGCAGTTCCGATGTTCGCGGCCCGATTGACGACGGCGCGAGCATCATCGAGACGGACCATCTTTTTGTCTGCACCGTGCGCGGTGCCCCACAGGTGACGCCATGAGCATCGAAGTCCATTCCGTACAGCGCATCCGTGGGTTCCAGGAAGCCACGTTCGGGGCCGACTCCTCGGGCTCCGCTGGCTCCTTTACCGATCTCCCGATTGTCGAGGGCTCGGCGACTGTCACCGTGACTCGCGATGAGCTGGATCCCGGCCAGCTCGTGCAGAGCCGCCTCGAGGGCCGCGAGCGCGTTCTCGGCAAGCGCAGCGCCACGCTGAGCTTCCAGCTCAATCTCGCGCCCACGGGCACGGCTGCTGCCTCGGGCGTCTCGGCGGTGACGTCGGCGCTCGGGCTCGTACTCAAGAACGTCATGGGCGCTGAGGTGCTGGGCACGGGCGCGACGGCTTCGACGGGATCGACGGCCAGCGTCGTCAACGTCTCCGTAGGCACGGGCACGCGCTGGGCGAATCCTGGGACGCTGATGGGCTGGGCCAATGCGGCAGGCGTCGTGGAGTGGCGCGAGGTCGAGTCTCGATCGACTGACGCGATCACGCTCAAGCGCGGATTCAGCGGCTCTCCCGCGAACGGAAACACGCTGTTTCAAGCGGCTACGTACCATTTCACCGAGAACGTCACGACGTCGATGGCGTTCATCGTCGAGGGCTTGGAAAGCGACGATCGCTGGCTGCTGACTGGCTGTCAGGCTGTCGGCGGGATGACCATCGCGCTCGACCTGACCGGCGGCGCGATTCCCCGCGTGACGTTCAACTTCACGGCCGCTCGATGGTATGCCAGCGACGAAACAAGCTCGGGCTTGACTGGCACTCTCGGCACCGCGACATACAGCGCGTACAATCCGATCGTCGGCGAGACTGGCAACTTTGAGGTGTGGACGGTCGGCGCTGCCACGTTCTCCACCGCTCAGTCGATCCACGTGTCGGCGCTCGCGTTTGAGCCGCAGGCTACCTTCATCCCGTACACCTCGCCGAATGGCATCAACACCATTCGTCAATGGGTGGCTGCGCGGAACATGGATGCTCCGGTTCAAGGCTCGTTCACGCTTCCATACGAGAGCAATGTGTGGTTCAACCACCGGAACAACCGCAGCGACCTGGCCTGTCAGTACGTCGCAGGCGTTGCCGCTGGCTCGGCTGTCATCCTGAGTTGCCCGACGATTCAGATTCTGAATCCGCAGCGCCAGGCCGATGCGGCCGGCTTGGCTGCTCAGGTCATCATGTTCAAGGGACGTCGCGATACCGACGTCGGCGTGACGACCACGGACGTCGCCAAGTCTCCGTTCCGCATTCACCTCGGCTGATGGCCGAGGGCTGACTCAAGGAGTGCATGATGGCTGATACTGGCTTCAAGGTGGTTTGCAGGTTCGATCCTGCGCTGGATCCCGAGGCGATGGGATCCAGCGCGGTGCGTCGGTTTCGCGAGACTGGCGACTTCGCCGAGGCTCAGTTCCGAGATGGAATGCGGCCCACGGTGTTTCATTGCCGCCGTCTCAAGGTCTCGGAGATGCAGGCCGTGAATGGCTATGCCACCGAGTCCGACAGGCTGTCTGCTGCGTTCGCACGCGGAATCCTCCGCTGCGAGGACCTGTACTCGGAAAACGGCAGTCGCCGGGAGTGGGTTCGCCCTGATCCCGAGCGGCCCGTTGCATCCTCCGTGATCGACGCGACGTTCGATTTCGGCGAGGTGCAGGAGGTGGGTGCGGCGATCTACGGGAGATCCATCCTGGGAAAAGGGAGGCCGGCAGCCTGGCCGCTGCCGGATACCTCGCGTGCCGCAGTCGGGGCCCTCGCGTACCACCTTGCGGAGCGGACGCTCGAGCAGGATGCGTCCTCAGCCCCGAGCAAGAGCGGAGCAGACTCGGCACCGACTACGAGCGGCTGAGGGGCTGGCGCGAGGTGTACGGCTGCGACTGCGACGGCATCGAGCGCCCTGAGCAGCTCGACCACGGGCGACCCCAGGACGTCGCTCGAGGCGTGCTCGTCGCGGTGGAGCGGGTGACGGGCATCCGGCCTCCCACGTGCCCGTGGCGCGCCTTCTACGAGCCCGTGGTGCGCGATGTACTGAGCGTGTCCTGGGCGACTGGCGATGCGCACGCGCTCGGCCCGGTGGTCGGCCCTGACCCCGACCACAAGCTCATGGTGGCGCTGGGCGTGTACACGCGGTCCAAGCTAGCCACGACGGCCGACGAGCAGCGCATCCGCGACGAGGAGCGCGAGCGCGAGCGGCAGCGCAAGCAGGCGACGATGAACGCACAACGAGGGCGCCATGGCTGAGCAGCCGATCCAAATCGAGGTCACGTTTGACGGCGCATCCGAGGCGACGCGCGAACTGGGCCGCGTCAGTCAAGGCATCTCCAATGTCGGTCAAACGGCAGACCGTGCGGGCGTCACGGTCGAGTCGTTCTCGCGCGGCTTTCAGAACACGGCGCAACGCATCCAGGGTGTAGCCGGAGCGGTGCAAACGCTGGCTAGTACATTCGGCAGTGAGAACAGAACCGGAAGTCTCGTTGCTAGCGTGGCCGGCGCAACTGCTCAGTTCGCTTCCATGGGCGCCATGCTCGGACCGACTGGCGCTGTCGTTGGTGGCATTGCAGGACTCGCGGCTGGCCTGTTCAACGTCGTCACCGCATCGGATAGCAGTCGCTCTGCGATTGAGCAGCTACGCGAAACCATGCAGAACGCTACCACCGATGCAGATCGGTATGCTGCTGCGCTGGCATTGGTTCGTGGAGAGGACGAAGCGGCAGCGCGATCCGAACGCGCAAGAGCCATTCGTGGAGAAAACTGGGCTGCGCTAAATCTCCCAAATGAAGAATTGCGAGCAGAAATCCGTGCTCGTGAAGCTGAGATCAATCAGCTAATCGACCAATATGGAGCTGCCGCTGAAAGCGGAACGCGTGTCTCCGCATTGCGCGAGGACATTCGCCGTCTTGAAATCCTATCCTCTGTAGAGAGTGAAACTACGATTTTCGGCGAACCAGCCGCCGCATCCGCGCCAGCTAGGCGCGGCGGTGGCGGCGGTGGCCGTCGAGGGCGCGACGTATTTGAGATGCTCGGCGGCGCAGCCAGCAACGAGGACATCGCCGGAATCAGCGCCGAGTTTGAGCGGCTGGCAGCAGAGCGCGCGGAGCGCGAGGCCGAGGCAAACGCGCTAATCGAGGAGAAGCGCAACGCCCATTATGAGGCTCTCAAGGAGATGGCCATCGAGGCGCAGGACGCCGAGCTCGAGCGGCAACGCGAAGTCAACGAAGCTCTCGCCGAGATGGAACGCGAGCGACAGGAGCGCATCCGCGAAGGCCAGCTAGCCGAGAAGGAAAACCAAGAGGCCGAGGAGGAGCGCAGTCTTGAGCGCCGACGTTCTCTGAATGGAGAGCTAATGGGCCTGCTGGGCGATGCCACGATGGCCTTCGGCAAGTCGCTGGCAGCTATCGCGACAGGAGAACAAACCGCCGAGGAGGCGTTCCAGGGACTAGCCAAGGCGTTCCTCGAGATGATCTCGCAATACGCCACGATGAAGGCGGCGACAGAGTTTGCCGACGCTGCGGCATCGTTCGCGAAATACGACTATGCAGGCGGTGCGGCACATATCGGAGCCGGCGTGGCGTTCACTGCAATCGCGGTCGCGACTGGCGTGGGCGCCGCTGCTATCGGCTCGGCTCCCAGCGCACCGGCCCGTCCCGAGGCTGGCGGCGGCACCGAGGCAGCCCAAGGCGGCGATGTCGTCATCAACTGGAACTCGCCGGTGATCACGGCGGGCACGCAGGCCGAGCTAGGACGCGAGCTGCAGGCAGCCGTGAGCGCGGCAGGGAGCATCTGAGATGCCGTCCGGACTCTTGTATTGCAGCGGATTCCAGGTGTCGGCGAGCGCTGCTATGACCGCGACCGTGGCTGGTAGCGCGGCATCGATCGCCAATGGCTACTACATGCCGGCGATGCAGACGTCCCTGGTGTATCCGACGCCAGGTGTATCGTGGACTGGCGCTGCGTACACCAACTTCACCACGGCTGTAAAGAGTGCATTCGATGCTGCGACAGCATCGACGTTCACCGTGACGTTCAGCACCACGACTGGTTTGTATACCATCAGTCGGGCAACCACGTTCACGCTGACGTTCAGCTCGGCGAGTGATCTCAGGCTGCGTGCTGCGCTTGGCTTCACAGGCAACAAGAGCGGTTCCAATAGCTACACCTCGGATGCCGTTCCGGCCTATGTGGTGCGCTCAGAAATCCTCGGACGCACGAACGTCATGGGCCAGTACGAGCCCGACGACATCGCCGAGGAGACGGTGTCGGATGGTGGCGAGGCGTTCGTCGTGACGCGCAAGACTGGCGAGTTTGTGATGACCTGGCAGCAGTCCATGGAGCCACGGATCGCCGTGTATGAGTGGGCGGCATACAAGGCCGCAAGCAACTCGAGCATCCCGTGGTCATGGCAACAATGGTTCGCACACACGCGAGGCACGCACCCGTTCTATATCAACGACACGCTGTCGGGTGAGGAGAACGGCGCGGTGTTCCGATTGACTGCATCCGGGGCATCGTTCCGGCCGCAGCGCGTGACGGCGGACTATGACGATCAATGGATCGTGCCCTTTGAGGCGCGGTGGCTGGGCCGGTATAACTGATGACGTCCACCGTTACAGGAAGCGGCGAGCTGTCGTATCGGCTGCTGATCGAGCGGTGGCCCGAGTCGTGGGTGACTCATCAGTCGATGGAGAACGCCGCAGTCACGCCGAAGCGGTACATGGGCCTGTCGGTACGTGGAGCCAAGGTCAAGCACATCAGCAACCCGCTCACGATGGAGTCCGAGGTCTCGTCGCTGAGCTGCAAGATTTCGGACGTCCTGGGACGAGCCACGCTGTCGTTCGGGCAGCGGCCGTCGCTCCGCACCTGGCTCACCACGGATATGGCAACCAGCGCGGCGACGATGCGTGTGCAGGCATCGCTGGCGGCGCTGGGATGGCCTGCCAGCGGCACCGTGTGGCTCGACAGCGAGGCCATCGACTACACGGGCCTCGGCACCTCGCCCAACCGCTTCACGGGCTGCACTAGGGCTCGGCTCGATAGCGCACCGCAAAAGCACTACGTGTCCACGGGAGGGTACACTCGGTATCCCGAAGTCAGCAACCGCCCGCAGACGATGGCGGGCTGCAGAGCGTGGCTGTACCGCTACGAGCAGACAGACGATCCGCAGGGAAACGGCACGCTGTACTGGCGCGGCATCATCACGAAAGATCCGGTGTACGACGGCGCGTCGTGGTCGCTGTCCATCGAGCCGTTGACGGTGCTCCTAGAACGCAGCGTCAACGCGGACATTGCCAACTCAGCTCGACCGCGTGGCATCTACTACCCCGATGACTCGTATTTCAATCTGACGCTTTCGTCGGATGCCATCTCTGGCACCCTGCCGATCAACCTGCGCGGCTTTTGGGAGTCTAACCAAGACTTCATTGACGACATCAATGCCGCCATTTCGGCGTCGTCGTTTGAGACGAACAACCGATGCCGCATGACAGCCGTGGCCGACGGCGACTCGTCCTGGCATCTGGAAATGCTGGCTAACACGGGATGCGCGAACGTGCGCGTCAGCGTGGGACGACTGACTAGAACTGGCGCGAACTCGATCGAGCCGGTGTTCAATCCGTATCCGGTAGACGATGCGGACGATCCGTTCGCTGAGCCTGTAGAGGGCGGGTACGTCGCCGGCACCACGTATTTTTGGTATCCACAACCGGAGTCGGCTCCGGGCGCAGGCGGCGTACCTCGAGGCATCTTCGGATTCAGTCGCCTAGGACGTCCAGGAGTACCAGCGGGCACGAACCCAAACACGCGCATCTATCTCGGCGGCGGGATCGATCTGACGGGCCTAACAGGAGCCATGATCGAATGGAAGGAGTTCGGCTCCTTCAGCGGTGACGAGTCGTATCATGCGGTGCTCAGCTACAGCGCCTCCACGAGATACATCGATTTCAGTCGATCCGTGGACAGGACTGAGGGCACTTTGTTTGCGTGGACTCCTGCGCTACTGCCAGAGATCCGCTTTGGCCGCGATTACGGATCCGGCAGTCTAGGAAACTTCCTCAAAGGCATCGTGGATGCTGTGCCTGGGGCGCTGAATCTCGGAGCGGTCCCGCCTCTTCGCACGGCGGACTTTGAGGCTGGGCTCCCCGATATTTTCCCGGCCATATCAGACCGCATCGTCAACCGGCGCGGGTACACCTCCTTCGGCTCGTCTGACTTGATGGACATCATCAAGCCAGAGTGCCTACTGGCTGGCTATGGGCTCGGGCTGAATGCCACAGGCCAGATCCGATTCTATCTGGTGCAGCCTCCAAACACCGGCGCCATCGTGAGCGGCACGCTGACGACTACTGGATACGTCATCTCGTCGCCCACGGGTGATGTGTCGTGGCAGCCGATGGGGCGCGGTACGGCCAACCAGGTCACGCTGCTGCGAGGCTATCGCTCCCAGGACGACGACTACGCAGAGAGGCCGGTGACGGTGCGCGACGTCGCCGCGTTCGGCATGTCGCCTCGGCCGCTGTCGATCAAGATCGAACCCAAGTCGTTCATCGTCCCCACCGAGTCGTATTCCGAGGTCGTAGAGGCGGCGCGGAGGCAGTTCGCGCTCTTCGCCTACCCATACGCGCACACGGTTGTCCCGACTGATATCCGCTTCGCTGCTCGAGCACACGGCGACGTCGTGTACGTCACCAGCTCGCGCATCCCCGACGTCTCAACGGGCACGCTCGGCGTGTCGAACCTGCCGATGCTGGTGACGGGGTTCGAGAAGAGCCCGTATGATCCGCAAGTCAAACTGCACGGGATCACCATCGCCGACAAGCTCGCCGGCTATGTGCCCGAGTTCCAGATTCTCAGCGAGAGCAACGTCAGCGGCAACACTTGGGATCTGACTCTGGACATGGGCACGCTGACGGCTAGCGACTATTTTGCCGCTGGATATGGCGTGCGCGTGTGGGAGTTCGATGGCACGGGCTCGCTCGTCAAGGGCGCTGTGGTGAGCGTGACGGGCTCCGTGGTGCGCGTGACATTCGGCACCTCGGCGGCTGCCATCACGACGGGTACGTGGGTGCTGGGGTGGTACTCGGCCGATGATGGCATCGCTGCCGAGCAGGAGTTCCACGCATATCTGGCGGACTCTAGCCAGTCCATCAATACGGGCGGCGGCTTCATCCAAGCAAAGGTGTTCTCGTGAGCGGATCCAGCGAGCTTGAGTGCCGGGTGCGGCATACGGCATCGGACGTCTTCAACGCGCCATATCGGCCCGTCGGCGACAAGGCCACGCGGTGGATCCTGGTGAACAACACCAACCACTACGCCGACATTCACGGCCAGGTGCGCGCCAACTACGTTTCTCGCTCCATCGGGCCAGTAAAGGAGTCCTATTACTTCACCAATTCGACGTCGTGGAAAAACGTTCTGACGACGGCGCCGTTCCCGATTGCGCTGCGTGAGGACGGCAGCTCGTACCGTGTGCGCGTCATCGTCGGCGGCGCCACCGAAAACTTGCTGGCCGCTGCAAATTTCTCCGTGGTGCTGTCGAGGTTCGGAGCGCCGACGGACCCGCTTACGACGATCGAGAATGCGATCTCCGGACTGATCCCTACCGACTCGGTGTGGACGACTACGAGCAACGTCAACAGCACAACTCCGGTGTATGCAACCGGCAAGTCCCAGGGGACGATCGGGTGGGATCGGATGATTGCCTTGACCGCCGACGAAGCGGCGCCGTTCATCACCGTTACTGGCACTCCGATCGACATCGGAGGTGCTGCCTCTGGCGTGCCGCAGTGCCTGGTTCAGTTGTTCGTATTCGCCGAGACTAGCTCGGCCCTGTACAGCGCCAGGCTCCACGCATTCCAGGCAACCGAGTGGTATGGTAATCCATGACGTATGTTCCGCGTAATCTGCTGAGGACGAAGCCTAGCTATTTGCTGGTCAATCCCGGTGCGCCCGTGCGTGCTGCGGGCACGTGGCGCGAGGTTGCCGATGGCATCCAATGGATCGCCGGCAAGGGCGCCCAGCTCGTGCCCTCCTTCAGCACGAATTTCCAGGTGGCGGCCGGCGTGACGAAGACTCTGCGGTTCCGCGTTCGGCCTCGAGGCAAGGCCATTCGCCGCGTGTGGGGGCTGCTATTGCAGGCCAACACCTTCTCGGTGGGGACGTCGGTAACCATCCGAGCGCCTGCCGTTACCGGCACGGCGGTTACCACCGACATCGGGTTCCGCGCTTTGTTCTGGCAGCCTTTCCAGTACATCGAGGACTTGACCGCGAAGTCGTCCACGGAGCAGGAGATTTCCATCGACATTGCCGCGACGGGCGGCACGGCGAACGTGCTCGGGATCGGCTGCTACGAGGAGGATCGCTCCGCGCTGAATGACGACGCCACGGACTATGGAATCCGCGTCGAGACGGTGGTGCCGCGAGCGCCGATGATCGACGTCGCACAGACGAGCTTGCGCGGTGTCTACGATGCGTTCGCCAACATGGACGCTCGCCGAGTGGGCATCTTCCATATCGCGCTGGACACGGGCGAGGCGTTCTCGCGGCTGTCGGCAACGCTGCAATCTATTACGGATCTTCCGCCCAAAATCCAGGTTGGAAAGCTCAACTCGGGCGCTACTACGGCGCAATGCTATTGGAGTTGCTATGCGCGCATGGCGACGTCGGGCGGGACCGGCGGATCGGTGAAGCTCAGCACGAGCCTGTCAGGAGTCAGCGACACAGCCACCATCACGGGCACCACATTCGCCTGGATCACTTCCAGGGCGATCACCGTGTCAGCCGACAACTTCGCGTCCGTTGATGGATTCCGCAACGACGAGTTGACGATCGAGATTGCCGGTGATGGTACCCGCGTCGTCGAGGTTGCCAGCGTCTCTATTTGGGTGGATTCGGTGGCCTGATGTCTGGCACCGGCTCAGTAGGAATCAACTTCGTCACGGCGTTGCCGACTACGGCGAACGTCGGGGCGCATCGTATCCACACGAGCAACGGTTTACTGCAAGGCTACAACGGCACCACGTGGGTTCAGTACGGAGCCGGCGGTGGCGGCGCTGCCATCAGCGCCAGCGGTAACAGCGTCTCGAGCGGCACCGTCGTATTCAGCAACTCTAACGGCATTTCGTTCGGGATGAGCGGTTCGACCATCACGGCGACGGTGGTGCCTGGCGCGGCTGCCGGCATCGCTGCTATCGGAGCAAGCTCGCAGACTGCCACCAGCGGCACCATCGTCCTGTCCAACAGCAACGGACTCACGTTCGGCATGAACGGTTCTACCGTCATCACCGGCAGCCACGACGGCATCCGGTCTATCAGCGCCGGCACGACCAACGTCCTCGGGCCGAACATCGTGTTGTCCAACAGCCACAACGTAAGCTTTGGAGGCAACGGCTCAACCATCACCGCATCGGCGTCGTACTCGCAGAGCACCTCGCCTGCGGCCATCGCGGCGAACGGTTCCACCATCACCAACGGCACGGTGGTTCTCAGCAACTCCAACGGTGTCAGTTTTGGAGCCAACGGCTCGACTGTGACTGCAAGCGTGGCTGCGGGCGCGACGGCTACGGGCAACTTCGGTGCGCTGGCAGCGGGATCTCAGACGGCCACGAGCGGCACCGTGGCCTTCGCCAACAGCAACGGCTTGACGTTCGGCATGTCGAACAGCTCGCAGATCACGGGCTCGTACACGGTACCCAGCACGGCGGGGCTCATCAGCGCCATCAACATCAGTGCGGGCACGACCTCGACCAACGCAACCGCGGTCGTGTTTTCCAACTCCAACGGAGTGTCCTTCGGCCTCAATGGCGCGACGATTACCGCGTCCGCATCGGGCGGTGGAGGCGGCGGCGGCGGTTGGACGCTGAGCACCTTTGAGCCGGCTCCATTCGTCGCCAACACGGGCACCGCTGCCATCTCGCTGTCGAGCAACACCTCAGCGGCCATGATGCTTTTCCCGATGCAGCTAGCCGCGCCCGTTGCCGCCGAGTTGATGGGCATCGTCGTGTCGATGAGCATGACCACGGGCGGCGCATCGAGCTTCCGCCAGTCGGGGACGCTGCGATGGGGACTCTACACGCGGCCCACCGGCGCGTCGTCAACACAGCTAAACCTGCTTGGGTCTGACTCGCTGAGCTATGGAGTCACCTATAGCGCCTCGTCGATCAGCATCTCTCAGGTCACGACTACGAACTACGGACCGTCGTACAGCTACGGACTCACCAACAGCGCGGGCCTCAATATCAGCAGCGGCTACACCGGCCTGAAGTTGCTAAATATAGGTATCGGCTCGACGCTGACAGCCGGCCAGTATTGGTTCGGACTGCACCATCGGAACAGCTCATCAAGCTTCAACAGCGGAATTCGTCTGAGCCTGTATGGCTCGGCGTACACGCTGACCGGCCTTGCTCCAATGGGCTCGTTTTCGTCGGCCTACTCAACGGGCACCAACCTCTATGGAGGACTCGGAGGCAACCTGTATCACGGCCTCGGCAGCTATTCGGTGGCCGGTCTAACGTCGCTCCCTGGCACCATCAGCATCTCGCAGATCACGCAGGCCGGCGTCAACCTGGTCCCGTACTGGCGGCTTTCCACGAGGGTCACATGA